GGGAAGTAATTGAAGAAGTCGCGTCTTTCCCTGTAGGCGAGCACGATGACTTTGTGGATACGACGACGCAGGCGCTCCTGCGGTATAGGCAAGGCGGGTTTATCAGTTTGGATTCGGATGAGAGGGATGAGGTCTTTTATGCTCCCCGCCGAGCCGCATACTACTAGGAAACAAAGGAACAACTATGGCCGTTGATAAAGGTTTATACCAAGCCCCGCAGGGAATCGAAGCGGAAGCCGAAGAGATGGAGCTTGAGCCCATCGAGATTGAGATTATTGGGGCTGAGATTGAATTCGGTGAACCCGAAGAATTGCTGGAGGAAGAAAGCGCTGAGTTTTACGAGAACTTGGCTGAGCAGATTGAAGAAGGTGCATTGCAGTCGCTGGCTAGCGACCTGTCTTCGGATATCACTAACGACCTCGGGTCCCGCAAGGATTGGGAAGACGCATACAAGGAAGGCATCACGCTGCTTGGTTTGAAGTATGAGGAGCGTACGGAGCCGTGGTCTGGTGCGTGCGGGGTGTTCCACCCGATGATTACTGAAGCGGTTGTGCGCTTCCAGTCTGAAACGATTATGGAGACCTTTCCGGCCAAGGGTCCCGTGAAGACACAGATTGTTGGTAAGCAGACCCGCGAGAAGGAAGAAGCAGCGCAGCGTGTCGAAGAAGACATGAACTACCAGTTGACGGAGAAGATGACTGAGTTCCGTCCTGAACATGAGCGCATGCTGTGGAGCCTCCCAGCTACTGGTTCGGCTTTCAAGAAGGTGTATTTCGACCCCAGCCTAGAGCGCCAAGTATCTTTGTTTGTGCCTGCTGAAGACATCATCCTGCCGTACGGCACGACTGAGTTGAGCACCTGCCCGCGTGTGACGCACCGCATGCGCAAGACAAAGAACGACATCCTGAAGCTTCAAGCAGCCGGGTTCTACAGAGAAGTAGAGCTTGGCGAACCGTCGAAGTTCAAGGATGACATCACCCAGCGCAAGGATGAAGAGACCGGGTTCTCGGCTAACTACGATGACCGCTATGAGTTGTACGAGTGCCATGCCGACCTCGACCTGCCGGGGTTTGAAGATGTAGACGACGATGGCGAGAAGACGGGTATCGGCCTGCCGTACGTTGTGACGATGCTGCGTGGGTCTAATGAGATTCTGGCAATCCGTCGTAACTGGAAGGAAGACGACGCCCTCAAGCTCAAGCGTCAGCACTTCGTGCACTACCAATACATCCCCGGCTTCGGTGCGTACGGCTTTGGTCTGTTCCACCTCATTGGCGGCTACGCCAAGAGCGCTACGTCTATCATGCGTCAGTTGGTGGATGCCGGTACGCTGGCTAATCTGCCGGGCGGGTTGAAGAGTCGTGGCTTGAGGATTAAAGGAGATGACACCCCCATCTCTCCGGGCGAGTTCCGTGATGTTGATGTTGGTAGTGGGACGATTCGGGATAACATCCTGCCCCTGCCGTACAAGGAGCCGTCAGCCGTTCTAGCGCAGTTGATGGACAGGATTGTGGACGAGGGTCGTCGCTTCGCTGCTACGGCTGATATGAAAGTTGCGGACATGTCCGCACAAGCCCCTGTCGGTACCACGCTGGCGATTCTGGAGCGGATGCTGAAGGTGATGTCTGCCGTTCAGGCCCGTGTGCACTACTCGTTCAAGCAGGAGCTTCGCCTCCTTGCAGCCATCATCCGTGACTACACCGACGACGAGTACACCTTTGAGCCGGATGAAGGCCGCGCTACTGCCAAGAAGTCTGATTACAGCCAAGTAGATATCATCCCGGTCAGCGACCCCAATGCAGCGACTATGTCGCAGCGGGTTGTTCAGTATCAGGCTGCGCTTCAGCTTGCGTCCACTGCTCCGCAGATTTACGACCTCCCGGCTCTGCACCGTCAGATGTTGGACGTGTTGGGTATCAAGGACGCAGACAAGCTTGTGCCGATGGCGGACGACCAGAAGCCGCGTGACCCGGTCAGTGAGAATATGGCTGTGCTGATTGGCAAGCCGGTCAAGGCGTTCCTGTACCAAGACCATGAAGCCCACATCAAGGTGCACATGTCGGCAATGCAAGACCCCATCGTGCAGCAGATGGTTGGTCAAAGCCCGCAGGCTAATAAAATCATGGCTGCGATGTCTGCGCACATTGCTGAACACTTGGGCTTTGCTTATCGCTCAAAAATTGAGCAGGCCATGGGTGTGGACCTCCCGATGCCCGATGAAGAGATGCCGCCCGAGATTGAAGTTCAGTTGTCGCGTCTCGTTGCACAGGCCGCTCCGGTTGTGTTGCAGGAGAGCCAGAGCCAAGTCGCACAGCAGCAAGCCGCCGCTCAAGCTGAACAAGTTGCCAACGACCCCGTCATCCAGATTCAGCAGAAGGAACTTCAGATTCGTGAGCGCGAGCAGATGATGAAAGAGCAGAAGGCCATGGCGGAAGTGCAGCTTGAACAACAGCGCATCGAGATTGAACGCCAGAAGGTTGAAGGCGAACTGTTTGCCAAGGGCATGCAAATCAGCAGCAATGCTGTGCAGAAGTCAAAGGAAATTGAGTCCAGAGAGTTTGCTGAAGGTGTGAAAATCGGCGCTGCCAATCGCGCCGCAAAGGGGACCACTAAGTGAATGACTATGTAAACGTAAAGCTCTTCCATGAGTATTTACGCAAGGAAATGAATAACTACGCAGACGATGTTGCAACCGGCGTCTGTGCTGATTTCGCTGCTTACAAAGAACTGTGTGGGGTGATACGAGGCTTGGCCCTAGCAGAGCGGTTGCTAATCGACCTCGCAAAAGAGAAAGAAGACGATGACGAATGAAAATTCGGAAGTTGTAGAAACGCAGGAAGACGAAGTAGCAGCAAGCGCACGACAGTTACCCGACCCGACAGGTTGGAAGATTCTCTGTGCTGTGCCGTCTATTGACGAGAAGTTTGAAGGTACTACGTTGTATCGCCCGGATAGCTTGTCGAAGCTGGAAGAGCATGCGACTACAGTTCTTTTCGTTATGAAGGTCGGCCCCGATGCATACAAGGATGACCGCAAGTTTCCTACGGGTCCGTGGTGTGCAGAGGGTGACTTCGTTTTGGTTCGTGCCTATTCGGGTACGCGGTTCAAGATTCACGGTAAGGAATTCCGCCTGCTTAACGATGACCAGATTGAGGCTGTCGTTCAAGACCCGCGTGGAATTACCCGTGCATAAGGAGTAGAAAATGCAAGAACAAGAAAACTACGAATACGAAGATATCGGTACGGAAGATAGCTTTGACGTAGATATTGATGGCGAAGAGGATATCGAGCTTGAGGTTGTAGACGACACCCCTGAAGAGGACCGTGGTCGCAAGCCGCTTGCAAAGGAAGTAGACGACCCCACTGACGAAGAGATTGAACAGTACGGGGACAAGGTTAAGACTCGCATCAAGGAGTTGACCCACGCTCGCCATGATGAACGTCGGGCCAAGGAAGCTGCTCACCGTGAAAAGGAAGAGGCGCTTCGTCTGGCTCAGCAGATTCTGGAAGAGAACAAGCGACTCAAGGAGTATGTAGAGAACGGTACGAAGTCTTATGCAGAAATGCTTAAGGCCAAGACCGAGATGGAGCTTCAACTTGCACGGGATAAGTTCAAGTCCGCGCAGGAAAGCTACGACACGGATGAGATGGTTGCGGCTCAAGAGGCGCTGGCTGAAGCCAAGATGCGCTTTGAACAAGCCAAGCATTTTAATCCGGCCCCTTTACACACCGAAAATTATGAGGTATATAGGGAGCAACCAGCCGTACAACCCCCGCAGTTAGATGACCGTACACTGCGCTGGCAGCAAAAAAACCAGTGGTTTGGAACTCCGGGGTACGAAGAGCTAACTAGTTTTGCTCTTGGGCTGCATCAAAAGCTGATTAATCAAGGCATCACGCCGCAGGTTAATCCAGATGAATACTACGGGCGAATCGACGCCCGCATGCGGGAAGTTTTTCCAGAAGTATTTGGGGGAACCCAGAAGACCCAAGCACCGGCTAAAAAGCCCGCCACGGTTGTAGCCTCGGCCAATCGTTCTTCTAGTGGTAAGAAGGTTCAGTTGACAACAACTCAACTTGCTATCGCCAAGAAGTTCGGCCTTTCCCCCAAGCAATACGCAGAAGCGTATCTCAAGACTATGGAGAACTAACATGACCCGCATCCCACGCGAAGTTGAAAACCGCGCCACTACTACTCGTGCAGTGTATGTCCCGCCTAGCACACTGCCCGTACCGACACCGCAACCCGGCTATTCTTTCCGCTGGATTGCAACCGCTGTCTTAGGTCAAGCAGACCCGTCTAACGTGTCCAAGAAGATGCGTGAGGGTTGGGAACCGGTTCGCGCCGAAGACCATCCTGAACTGCAACTTGCTCCTAATTCAAACGGTAATGTCGAACTCGGCGGACTTATGTTGTGCAAGATGCCGACTGAAAAGGTGCAGGCCCGTAATCAATATTACGAAGACCATGCGCATGCTCAGATGGAATCGGTAGATAACACCTACCTGCGCAATAACGACCCCCGCATGCCGATGTTTAGTGAGAAGAAGTCTTCCTCTAGTCGCGGCGGCGGATTTGGAAACGGAACTAAATAAGGAGCTTTAAATGGCTTACCCGACTGTTGATAAGCCCTATGGGCTGCAACCGATTAATCTAATCGGCGGTCAGGTGTTCGCGGGTTCGACCCGCATGTTCCCGATTGCCAGCGGCTACAACACGGACCTGTTCTATGGTCAAGTTGTGCAACTGACTT